TGGCAAGGATGTGAAATAAAATGCTTGAATTGAATAAGCAAAAAATGTGTTATTCGTTACAAAGCGGGAAAGTTCCGGTATACGTTACGGATGAAGAGGGGAACATTGAGTATTCCTCATACACGGATTCTGATGGCAATGTAATTTATTACCTTGACGATGACGGAAACAAAATACCAAAAACGACAGGAGAATACACCACAGGTTATGAAAAGCCTGTGGTTTTTTGTTCTTCAATCAGCAATAAATTGAGCGAATCGCTTATAAAAGAGTTCGGAGTTGATGACTCCACAAACTTTGTTCAAATTGTTGAAGATAAAGGGAAATTATCATTAAGTGTTGGTTCGCTTGTGTGGAAAAAATCGGATGTTAAGTACAAGGATGAAGCAGAAACAATCGTTGATGAAAATTCCGCTGATTACATTGTAAAGGGTGTTGCGGACGAGGGATTGACGGTTGACTTGTTCTTATTGCAAAAAAATGTGAAGTAGGTGCTGAATGGGAAAGAAAGTAATCACAATGAGCCTGTCTGAAAAGTCTGTTCAGAACGCCATACGAGAGCTTAGAGCCTATCAAAACAGCTTGACATATAAATGCCAGCTATTGGCAGAAAAACTCGCGGAAAAGGGCGTAGAGATTGCCAGAGTGCAAATTGCTGACCTTGACGCAATATTTACATCGGAACTGATTTCAAGTGTTCACGCGGAATATGAAGGAAGCACTAAGGGCGGCGGGATATGGGCGGTAATAGCCGGTACAGACCACGCCGCATTTGTTGAGTTTGGAACCGGAATTGTGGGACAGCAAAGTCCTTATCCTGGGAAACTGCCGGAGGGTGTTTCGTGGCAGTACGCAAGTGGAAAAACTATCCATCAGATTTCAGATGGAAGATATGGATGGTTTTATCAGGACGACAATGGCGATTGGTGGTTTACAGAGGGAATGCCAAGCCGACCATTTATGTATCTGACCGCAAATGAGTTGCGGCAGATTGTCACGCAGACAGCGAAGGAGGTGTTTGGATAATGGCAGGAAACCAGTGGGTATTTGACCTTGAAACAAACATTTTTTCCAATGTTGTAACGATAGCCAAACCAAAACTTCAGAAAAAATACAAAAGCATGAATTTTGACACTGCATTTACAACGGTTGAAAAGAACCTTGATAAAGACCCTGTTTTTCCGACTATTTACATACATGAGATGCCGGGGCTTGAACGTGGGGCAGATTTAGAGGGCACATCCGTAAATGCGGTGCAGGAAACAATACAGGTTGACGTCATTACAAACACAAAGCAGAGCGATGCAAAAGGGATTATGGCTATTTTAGCTGATGCCTTTAAACAGATGCGATTTCAAATCACAGCAATGCCGGAGTTTAAAAATGACAGTGAGAAAAAATTTAGAAGCGTTGCAAGGTTCCGGCGGATAATCGGAGCCAACGACAGATTGATGTAAAAGAGCCGAAAGGCTCTATTTTTTATGCACCGGGTGCAAAAAGATGCGCCCGATAACCGCATTATTTGGCGGTAGAAAGAGAGGTAAAAATGGCAGAAGCAGGATTGTCTACGTTAGGCATTACGTTTGGCTATGGAACAGAAACCACAGCCGGAACAAAGCCTACATCGTTTAAACAGCTTACAAGAATTAACGCAATCGGCGGTATCAACATTGAGCCGGAACAGATTGACGCATCTGCATTAGAAGATGCTATTACCAGATATGTAAAGGGGCGCGCAGATACCGGTGGCTCTTTCCCTATTACGGTAAACCTTACAGATGCCACAAAGGAAGAGTGGGAAGCACTTATCACAGCGTACAAGGCGCTTTCCGGCGGGAAAAGAATGTGGTTTGAAACTATTATTCCTGGATTTACCGATGCGTTTTTTGTGGTCGCACAGCCACCGGAGCAGATCCCACAGCCGGAAATTGGTCAGAATGAGCTTTTGACGGTTGAAATGAACCTTACCATTGAGGAATACAATGGAATGGACACCGCTGTAGCTTTTACACCGGGGGAATAACACGTCAGTCGAATAGTTCGGTTGAATCGGCTGACGATAACCAGACAACCGAGCCAGAGCTTGAAGAAACAATTTAAAAGAACAGGGCGGTCTTCGGACTGCCCTTTCCCTATATGAGAGGGAGAAAGGGAAAGAATATGACAAAATTAAAATTTGGCGAGAAAGAATTACAGATCAAGTTTGGATATGAAGCAACCGTGAAAAGCGGAATTATCAAGAAAGTAGCAAAATTAGACCAGATGGAAGATATTGAAGCGGTTGACGAAATCCTTTTATTTCTTCCAGAGTTAATCCTTATAGGCGCGCAGAAGTTTCACAAAGAGGAACTTGGATACAATCCGGACAATGAGGGAGAAAAGGAACAGCAGCTTGGAAAAGTATATGCCATGCTGGATGATTACTTTGACGGAGAAGATGCAGATGTTCAGGTACTTTACAATGCACTTTTAGCGGAGCTGCTTGAAAACGGTTTTTTATCAAAACTGCTCAAAGCAGATCAGAAAGAAGCGGAGAAGAAAACTCCGAGGAAAAAGTAGAAGAACAGAGAGAACTTACATGGGGAACATATTGTGCGGAAATCCGCCCATTCTGGCTTTTAGTTACAAAAGGGTATGGATTTACCGTGCATGATATAGACGCGTCCTGCCCGGCTGATTTACAGCCTTATGCGGATGCTTACAACTTAGATAAAAAGCAAAGAGACAATGAGATGTGGATGTGGTTTGGAACATATGGATTGTCTGCGGTATCGGTGGCAGTAGAACATTGCCTTGCCGGTCGGAAAGCAAAATCAAAGTATATTGAAAAACCAATCAATGAACAGCAAAAAAAATATGATTCGGAAATGACGGAAGAAGAAATTAAGAAACAGAGAGAGCTATTTGTGGCAAAGCTCAAAATTATGCAGTCAAACTATGAGTTGAGCCATCCAAAACCAGAAAAGAACTTGGAGGTATGAATATGTCAATTAGAATTGGATCTGCAAGACATGATGAAAATGGGAAATTGACCGGTGGGAGACCGGGAGATCAGACAGGAACAGAAGTAAGTATGCAAAACTTTTATGTTCATAAAAAAGGATGGTATGTGTTAAGACCAAAAACAAAAAATATGGCGGATAAACTGGCAGAATCAATGATTACAGCGTGCAATAATGATAATATTGGCTACTGTCAGGGACACCGGCTTGGAATTGTCAAATATGGTATTAATTCAAAAGTAAAAACAGAAGCAGATTGCGGCACAACGGTACGTGCATGCATTATTCATGCAACTGGAAAAGATGTTGGAAATTTCACCACAGCAAATGAAAAATCTGTACTTCTTTCGAGTGGCATGTTTGATGACATTGGAGGTTATGCGGCAGGAATGGTTCTTTACAACGGAGATGTTATTGTCACAAAAACAAAAGGTCATACAGCGATTGTGACAAGCGGAAACCCTAGAAAAAATGTAAAAGATCATTTAAACCCATACCCGGAATCTGCAAGGATTTTAAAGAAAAAATTCCCTTGTATGAGAGGGGATGATGTGAGATGGCTTCAGACGGAGCTTATTTATCACGGATGCCTGGATGAAAAAGATAAAAAGGGAAACAGTAATGTGGACGGTATTCTTGGAAATGATACGGCGACCGGTATTGGAACATTCCAGAAAAAAGTCGGAATTACAGTAGATAAGAAATGCGGACCGGTTACAAGAGAAAAATTAAAAGAGTAGATCAAGGACGGTAAGGTGTCACAGCCTACCGTCTTTTTATTTTGCATAGAAAGTTGGTGCATATATGGCAGACATTGATGAATTACAAATAAAAATCAAAGCTGACTCTGCAAAAGCAAGTAATTCCATAGAAAGCCTTGTAAACAGAATGAATAGGCTCCGGGAAAGCATATCGTTTGACACTGCAAAACTTTCAAATATTGCAAGCGGAATCAGAAGCATTTCCGATGCGGCTACCGGATTCAAAGGTGGTAAATCTTCGGAAATCACATCAATGGTGCGGGCACTCAATAAATTTTCTGGTGTTGATGCAAATTCTATCCACGGAATATCTTCTGCTGTGAGAGATCTTGCATCTGGAATAGCAAGTGTTAAGGCTGTTGATACAAGCGGACTCATAAGCATGGTGTCGGCACTGTCGAAAATTGGTGGCAAGGCATCTACACAGGCGACAAAGAATCTGCCGGCTTTATCTGCGCAGTTACAAAACTTTGTACGCCAGATGAACAAGATAGGTGCATTGAATTTTGATATGACGAATATGAGTAACCTTGTGACAGCCATATCAAGGCTTGGAAGCGTTGCAAGCGGACGTGCAGTAACAAATATACCTTTGCTTGCTGATAACCTTAAATATCTGTTTGAGACACTCTCAAAAGCACCAAATGTAAGCGCAAATATTTTACAAATGACACAGGCACTTGGAAATCTTTCAAACAGATCTGGCGGTGCGATTACTGGATTAAATAACAGCATCAGTAATCTTTCCGGTTCTTTCCTTGGATTTAAGACATCCACAGGGAAAGCATTGATTGGACTCAAGTCATTCACAAGACAGATTTTGTCCTCTATGGGGATTTATCTTGGTCTGTACGGAGCGATAAGAGGAATAAAAAATGCAATCGACATATCATCCGCATTAACAGAGGTTCAGAACGTTGTTGATGTTACTTTTGGGGACATGTCAAAGAAAGTCAATGACTTTGCACAGGATTCTATACGTCAGTTCGGTATGTCAGAACTGACACTGAAACAGACGGCAAGCCGATTCCAAGCAATGGGAACAGCCATGGGAATTGACAGCAGTTTGATAAAGAAAGCCAATGAGTTTTTGAACAAACAGACAGATGGCTATATTGGTCTGTCTGATTCCATGGCTGATGTGTCTTTGAATTTAACAAAATTAACTGCTGATATGGCATCTCTGTATAACATAGATCAGGATGTTGTGTCGCAGGATTTAGCTGCAATATTTACCGGACAGACACGTCCATTAAGAGATTACGGTCTTGATCTTACACAGGCAACCCTTAAAGAGTGGGCGATGAAACAGGGATTAGATTCTGATATCGAGTCTATGTCACAGGCTGAAAAGACAATGCTCCGGTATCAGTACGTCCTTGCCAATACGCAGACAGCGCAGGGAGACTTTGCGCGTACTGCTGATTCATGGGCGAACCAGATCAGAATTCTAAAACAGTCGTTTGAACAGCTTGGCAGTGTTATTGGTGGAGCATTAATCAATGCTTTTAAACCATTCGTAAAAGCACTCAATTCCGTTTTACTGGTTGTTATCAGCTTTGTCACAAAGGTTACAAACGCTTTAGGCGCAATCTTCGGATGGAAATATGAGGATTCCGGTGCAGGTCTTGCAGATAGTTTTTCAGATGCGGCAGAGAGCGCAGGCGATGTTGCTGACAATACCGGACAGGCGGCAAAGAACATTGACAAGATGAATAAGGGTGTCCGTCAGTTTGATGAATTGAAACTGATTACCACAAATGATGGTTCGGGCAAAAAAGGTTCTGGCGGTTCTGGTGGCGGCGGTGCATCCGGTGGTGCCAGTGGCGGTAAACTTGTCAAGACTGATACCATTTTCAAAAATTACGAAAGTGATATCAAAAATCTTAAACAACTTGGAAAATACATCAGTGATGCCTTATCAAAAGCTATGGAGTCTATCAACTGGAATAAGATTTATTCCAAGGCAAAAAACTTCGGCAAAGGCTTGGCAGATTTCCTCAATGGTCTTATCAATCCGAGACTGTTCGGGAATGTCGGAAAAACAATTGCAGGGGCATTGAATACTGCATTGGAGTTTTTAAATTCTTTTGGAACGAGATTTAACTGGAAGAATTTTGGAAATTCTATTGCAGCAGGGATTAATAAATTTTTCAAAACTTTCAAGTTTACTCTTTTGGCAAGAACATTGAATACATGGGCGAAAGGTTTGCTTGATGCAATGATTTCTGCTATTGATGGAGTGAATTGGTATAGGATTGGAAAGAAAATCGGAGAGTTCCTGTCTGATATAGATTGGCTTGGCATATGTGGAAAAATTGCGCAGGTAATTTGGAAAGCTATAAATGCTGGGCTAAGCACATGGTCTGGTATATTTTCTGCTGCACCAATAGAAGCAACCATTCTTGGAGTAATTGCAGCAATAAAAATATCAACCATTACGTTATCAGCATTAGACAATATTAAGACAAAGATTTTGGCAATAAAAGATACTCTTTTGAATTTTGCAGCTACTGTCGTTGCGCATCCTTATTTAGCAATAGCAGCGGCGATCGCAGCAATAGGGTTAGCTGTATATAATTTCCATAAAAGTTGGCAAAAAGAGATTGCAGATCAGTTTTTGGAGTTTGAGGAAGAAATAGGATCAAATAACCAGAAAATGGAAGATGCCGCACAAAATCTAAGAGATTTAGCTGATACTACAAAGGATTTAACATCTAAATCCGAAGCAAGTGCAGATCAGCTTCAACAGCTTGCAGATTCATATTTCGAACTCGCAGACAAGACGAGCTTAACAGCAGCAGATCAAGAAACATTAAAAACGAGAGCACAACAGCTTATTGATATTTGTCCAGAATTAGCAAAACAGATTGATATGACTACTGGAAAATATACAGTACAAAAGGAAGAACTTTTAAAGACCATAGAAGCACAGAAAGAATATTATAGAGTTGCAGGATACAAAGATGTTGTAGAGCAGTACAGTAAGGCACTTGCGGAAGCTAATGTCGAGTTGGAAGTATCAGAGCAGAACTACAAAAAAAATAAAACAGAGTTAGATAAACTCAATAAAATAATTTCGGATATAGGTGCAACAGAGGACTGGAATGATTGGTGGAAGCGAAATGCAGACACTTTAAAAGCAAACGGCATAGAAGCAAAAAATGCAGGCGATGCACATGATGAACTTGTAAAGAAAATGGTTTTCTTAGAAGATGAACAGTCCAAAATAACAGAAACACAAAAGACGCTTAGAGATGAGGTTGAAAAAGCTACAACATCTTACAATACTGCAAATGATATGCTTGAACAGCATACGCAAAAATACAATAGATTGTCTGATGCCGTAGATAAGATTAACTTTGGACAAATTGCATTGAACGCATCAAAAGCAATAGATGATCTTGGCGGAATATTTGTCAATGGTAAGCAGGTAATCGGAAAAGAAGCAGTAGAACTATATCAAACAATCATTGATTCCTATGGAACGACAGACCAAGATATGTATAACCTTGGGGAAAAAGGAATGGTGCAATTCGGTATTGGAGGAGTAGCAGGAACAAAAGAAGCAATACCAACAATGACAACTGAATTAGAAAATGAAATAACAACTTGGTACAATGATAGAGGTTACAATGTAGCAGTAGAAGGCGGAAAGGTAATTGTCAAAGGACTTGCGGATGGTGGTGTTGCTCAATCGCAAAGCGCAGTAGATACAGTAACAGGAGCAATTACGCAAAAAGGAAGTTTGAAAGATGCCATGCTTTCTGGTATGGGAAGAGGATGGGCGAAAAATACGATAGATGGATATAATAATGGTATTTCAGAAAATTCGAACACAACAAATGATGCCATGCTCACATATCTTGAGAACAACATTAAACAGCCATTTACAACCAATATGGGAATACATTCACCATCCACAGTATTTTCTGACTATGGTAAATATACTGTAGAGGGATTCAATGGCGGAGTTTCCGGAAACCAGAACACCACGTACGGAGTTATTTCCAGTTGGGTATCCAATATCAGTTCTTGGTTTACAAATTTGATGGGCATACATTCGCCATCAAGAGTGTTTAAAGAATTTGCAGGATTTACGGTAGAAGGATTTAATAATGGTATTTCTGATGGATCTAAAAGTACATTTAAGGAGATAAAAAACTGGTCCGAGGGAATTAAGGACAGTTTTGGATTGGCAGGGTTAAAAGCAGCGCCGGAAGTTGTATATAAGTACAATAGAAGCATAACTGACAACGTAAACGCATCTATAAAATACAATTCCGGTAGCATTGAAAGTACTATTGGAAAAGAAATGCAGATAGCAATGTCAAGCGCTATTGATTACGATAAACTGGGAGACGTCATTGTATCAAAACTTGAAAAAGCAGATATTACGGCGGTTCTTGATTCGAATCAGGCATATAGGAATGTTATAAAAAAATGGCGAGAAGAAGCGAAAGCAGGGCAGAGGAACCCAGTTCCTATATTTTAATTGCAACTCTCTTTCGTTTGTGGTATGGTTTGTATAACATATTACAAATGGGAGGGAGTTCATGAAAAAGTGGGGAATAGTATTTTTGGCAATAGCTACCGTGGTGCTTATAGGGTGTAGCGGAAATCTTGATAACGAATATTCAACCGTTGAAAGCGAAAAAACGGAAGAATATTATAGCGAGCATCAAAGCAAAGAAGAAAATAATGATAGAGATCAGAATTTAACAAAAGAAACAGAACAAAACGAAGTAAAAGCCGGGGTTGAGGGGGCTAACTTTGAATATGACGATAAAAACAATAATTTTGTTGGAATATTTGAAGACGGGAATAAATACTGCGTAGGTGCATATGGTCATTATGATAATATTTATGTTATGTATTTTGACTGCTATTGCATATGCAAGCGTCCACAAGAACTTGGATTATCAGTTTCTTATGTAGGGTACATAGGAGACGAAGAGTATTCTTATATTGTAGAAAATGGGAAAATTGTAAAAGATACAATAAACGAAAAAATTGACCATTTTAAGATTCCAGATGAATTTAGCGGTAAAGCATCGGAAATGATTGTACAAACAGAAAATCTATATTCGAAATATGGAATTGGTGAAACAACTGATACATCGGAAGAGATACAAGAAAGTGAACAAATAACGCTTGGGCAGCAAAATGCCTTGAAACAAGCAAAGAGATATCTTGATTTAGCAGGTTTTTCATATCAAGGGATGATTGAACAGTTAGAATACGAACAGTATACACATGAAGAAGCAGTGTACGCGGCAGATAATTGCGGTGCTGACTGGAAAAAAGAAGCTGTGAAAAAAGCAAAGAGTTATTTAGATTTGACATCATTTTCAAAGCAGGGACTTATAGACCAATTAAAATATGTAAAATTTACCGATGAAGAAGCACAATATGCGGCTGAACAAGTGGGATATTAAGCGATAATGATTATTCAATGCCGCCAGAACAGTTTACAAGGGCGAGGCAAAACGAAGATACGGAGACAGTTCAGCATTTGATCCTGTTTGGGGATAAAGTTCTAATGCACAGTAGTGACAAATACCGCCACTTGTGGTAGGATTAACCTATCACAGATGGTAGGGGGAATGTACATGGGGATATTTTTAAAAGAACCAAATTACAATAACAAAAACAGCAAATGGGTCATTTATATTTTTATTATTGCTGTCATTTCAGCGGTAATATATGCGGGAAATGATTCGGAAAATAAAGATGAACAGGTAAACAAAATTGTAGACGAAAACACAGAGAAAATTGTAACGGAAGAGGAACAAAATTCTGAAATAAAATCGAATATCAAACCGGTAACTGCTGGATATTCTTTCGAAACAAATGATCTCAATGTTGTTGTCAATGAAATAGATACAGATTTTAAAGGTTATGACGATGAATACGGTCTAAACACTCCGCAAAGCGGAATGAAATATGTTATGGTTTCGTTTACATTCCAAAATACAGGTGGCTCGGATAAATATGTTGGAGTAGATGCTTTTCATTGTTATGCTGATGATGAATTATGCGATCAAGTATATACATTGGATGACAAGGATTTCTTTAATGTAAATCTATCTTCTGGCAGAAAGGTTTCTTTTAATACATATTATTCTGTTCCTGTATCAGTACAATCAATAGAATTGGAATATGAAACAAATTATTGGGACGATAAGAAAGAAATAATAAAAATACAGTAGTGGAAAGAGGGAGCGCAGTGATGCGCTTCTTTTTTTGATACATAAATGTTTCTTTACATCGTACGGACTTTTTGATAAAATTATAGAAAATAAAAAGAAAGGAGAAATTTGTGTGCCGAAAAAAGGACAAAAAATTAAAACCAATCCAAAAGATAGGAGACTGGAAATACGTATAGACAGAGAAACAATAGAAAAACTTGATTTTATAGTTAATGCAGAAAAAAAAGACAGGTCAAAGATAATTAGGGTTGGAATTGAAAAAATTTATGATGAACTGAACGCATACGAAAGATAAAGGATTTAATAAAAATCATTTTCGTGTGCGTTTTATTTTATATACGGAAGATATATAAACTTGCTCAAGATAAAATATACATTTTGTTTTACTAAGGATATTATAACGCTAAGTTTTACGCAAGATGACTATATTTGAATGAATGAAAGGGTTTATGTATAATGACTGATTTAATGATTTTTGAAGGACATGAGGTAGAAGTATTTGAATTTGAGGGACAGGTATTGTTTAATGCAAATCATGTCGCTGAAATATTAGAAATTAAAAATGTAAGAGATAATTTGCGAAAAATGAATGACAGACAGGTTGTTCATCTGACAAATTCCGCTGTCGGTAAAGCCGACAGCAGAAATTCGGATGTGACAAAAAGTAACATCCGAAAATTAAACAACGCAGGAGAAAACTTCCTTACAGAAAGCGGTGTCTATAAGTTGGTATTCAAGAGCCATAAGCCAAACGCTGAAAAATTCACAGATTGGATTGCTGATGAAGTGTTGCCAACGATTAGAAAAACTGGTGGATATGTTAGCAATGAAGACCTGTTTATTTCCACATATCTTCCGTATGCTGATGAAAGCACAAAGTTGATATTTGCTCAGACCCTTAGAACGGTTAGAGAACAGAACGAAACCATAGAAAGACAAAAGAATGAAATTATGCACAAAGAAGATGTGATTATAGGACTTGTGGATGATATTTCACTTGCGGAGAAGAGACAGGTGCTGAATAGAGTTGTACGTTACAATCATGCAAATTACAAAGAAAGATGGGCTTTGCTTTATCGGGAGTTTGAAAATAAGTATCATATTGACTTGCAAAATAGACTGGATAATTACAATACGGAACACAAACCGAAATGCAAAGGTAAACTTGACTATATTGACAGGGTTATGGGAAAGATACCGGAACTTTATGAGATTGCGGCAAAGTTGTTTGAAAGCGATGTAAAATCTCTTGTTGAGGAAATGTATCAGGCGGTGACAGCGTAAAAATTTTGGAAAAAGGTATTGACTTTTTGTGCGTACTATTATATATTAAATGTGCGTACGGAAAGAAGGTGTTGAGAATGTCTCCACGCACAGGCAGACCGAAAGTTGACAATCCTATGAATGAAAGACTTTATGTTCGAGTATCGAAGCAAGAAAAAGATGAAATTATGAAATTTTCATCAGAAAGTGGATATTCCATATTAGAACTTATAAGAGCGGGGGTTGAAAAGCTAAAAGGTCAAAAAAAATAAGAAGTTGCCACGCTACCAACGAAAACAACTTCTTATCAACCGAGATAACTCTCTATGAAATATTCTATCATAGAGAGTATCTCTTTTCAATAAAAAAATTGAAAGGCAGGAAAAATCTATGAGACAACTGTATATTGAAGAAATTACCAAAAATCTGAATTTACTTAGCGAACACTTTTTAAGATGTGTCTGGATTTTTACAAGTAACCTTGCATCCGACAAGAAAGGCGGTGCGAGATGAAAGAACAGCTGATAACGGAAATCCAGAGCATACAGGACGAAAAATTTTTGCAGTTTATTTTGAACACAATTATTTCATTTAAGCAGAAATGGGGGATTTGCTGATGAACAATATTCAGATTTTTAACAATCCAGAATTTGGAGATATTAGAACAGTAGTCATTGACAATGAGCCGTGGTTTGTAGGAAAAGACGTAGCGGATATTCTGGGGTACCAAAACGGTAGTAGAGATATTAACCGTCATGTAGACGAAGAGGATAAGCAACTCACCAAAATGGTGAGTCAGGGTCAGAATAGGGATATAACCGTTATCAATGAAAGCGGTCTGTACTCCCTCATTTTTGGCAGCAAACTGGAAAGTGCGAAGAAGTTCAAGAAATGGGTCACATCCGAAGTTCTCCCATCCATTCGCAAGACTGGTACATATATTATGCCTCAGACCACGGACGGGAAGATTGCATTGCTTGCACAGGGGCACACGGAGCTTAAAGCAGAGGTCGACGAAATCAAGGCGGATTTGGAAAGTCTTAAGATGGACTTACCGATACTTCCGGTGGAAGCCGACCGCATTACGGAAGCTGTCAGAAAGAAAGGCGTTTCAATCATGGGCGGCAAACAGTCAAGCGCATACAGCAACCGTGGATTGCGCCAAAAGGTTTACAACAATCTGTATGCCAATCTGAAATACAACTTTGGTGTTCGGTCTTACAAGAGCATCAAGCGTAACCAGTGCGACAAGGCAGTGGAAGTGATAAATGCCTATCAGACGCCGTATTTTTTGCAGGAACAGATTGACGATGCCAATATGCAGCAGAGGTTGGAATTTGATTGACAGATTTTGGCATATGGTATAGAATACAAAATAATTAAAAATCACGCAGGCAAGACCTAAAGAAATTTAGAACGTCCTGCAAGCCTATGAGGAATAGGTGCGGATTCGTGACCGCCAGAGATTGAAGAAATTCAGTCTTTGGTGGTCTTTTTATTTATTTCAAACTGCATAAGAAAAATAAAAAAATGAAATTTAAACCTGCCTGTCAAATGACAGTAGCGAAAGAAAGGCGGAAAAGAGTATGTATGAATTGGTGGAACTCAAAGGAAACGATGTTTTTACAAACAGCAAAGTGATTGCAGATGGAACAAATAACCAACATGAATCTGTTGTTGCTATTATCAGAAAATATGAGAAAGATATTTTAGACTTTGGCAATATTGATTTCTCCGATTTAAAATCGGGGAAAAGGGGACAGCCGGAAAGAGTTTATTATTTGAATGAGGAACAAGCAACATTTGTTATAACTCTTTTGAGAAATTCAAAAATAGTTGTGAAGTTTAAGAAAGAGTTGGTTCGACAGTTTTATGCAATGCGCAGATTTATTCTTGAAAAGCAATCGAAACTATGGGGCGAAACAAGAATCGCTAATAAAGAAAATCGGCTGAAAGAAACTGATGTGATTAAACTCCTTGTAGACTATGTCAAAGAACAAGGAAGTACGCATTCAGATAAACTGTATGTGACATATACCAAGTTGGCAAAATCAGTAATTGGTGGAAATCGCGACAATATCACAGTTTCAGATCTCAATAATTTAACCCTTGTAGAAAGCATTATTTTGCAGACTATTAGAATTGATATGTCAATGGGTATGCACTACAAGGATATTTATAGGGATTGTAAAAATAGAATAGAACAATTTGCAGATATAACTTACCTGTCCGCTTAGCCCCGAAAATTTGGTGCTATTCCAGTATTTCGTCACGGGAAATTACAATCTTACTAAATATATAACGTGCGACTCCTGTTAGGGTTTGTTCCTAACGCACGTGAATTTTAAGATTGAGCCTTGCGAAATGTAAGGCTCGGAAATTTAGGAGATAGAAAGTATGGCATATACAGCTCTTATGACTAAAGATGAAATTGGATTTGAAAACAATACGAACACGATAACAACACTTGAAATTGCAGAAATGATGGAAGTTCCGCACTATGAGATTTTAAAAAAATTGGAAGGGACAACAAATCCAGACGGAAGCACTAAACAGGCAGGAATTATACCAACATTAGGTAAAGGGAAAATTCCCGTTACCGATTATTTCATCAAATCAATGTATTTGACAGGGCAAAACAAGAAGATGCCGTGTTATGAAGTTACCAAGATTGGTTGTGATTTTCTTGCTAATAAGTTTACAGGAGAAAAAGGTATCTTATTCACAGCAAAATATGTAAAGCGTTTTAACGAGATGGAGAGGGGACAGGTCCCGAAAGATTTTCCATCGGCACTTCGAGCATATGCAGACGAGGTAGAGCGCAGGCAGATTGCAGAACAGGAGAATGAAAAGCTGCAGCAGGAACTTGACTATAGCAAAGACTGGTATTCTATTAAGCGTGTTGCAGCAATGAACGGTGTGGACTGGAAAACATTTAATTGGCGAAAACTCAAAGAAAAGAGCATTGAACTTGGATATGGCGTGAAAAAGATTTTTGATGCAAATTATGGAGAGGTAAATACCTACCATAGGGATGTTTGGGAAGCAGCATACCCGGAGTATGAAATTTAGGAGAAATTTTATGAACAAATTAGAAATCAGGATTACATATGGGAACACGGAAGTAATTCACACACCGGAGAAAATTGTGATTAAATCGCCCAATATCGAAGTAATTACAAAATAGATCAAGAAAAAGAAGTGGCATCTATCAAATTGGTGGTAGGTGCTATTTTGTACAAATTTTACCGACTGTCATTTGAGACAGCCGCAAACCCAAACAGTTAGGTGGTGGAAATATGGCATACAGCGGATGGCTTTTAAAGATTGGAAATTACATAGTGCCAATGTCTTTTATGAAAGCGGAATCATATAGTCCATATGTCAATATGCAGGATTTAGATGATTATACGGATGCCAACGGTTATCTGCATAGAAATGCCGTGGAATTAAAGGCTTTAAAAGTGGAGTTTGAGACACCGGCAATGCTGACAAATAAGACTTTTAATGAGGTGCTAAATAATATCAGAAGCCAGTTCACAAATGCAACAGGGAGAGCCTGCTATATCACAGCGTATATCCCGGAATATGACGATTATGTGACGCAGTACGGCTATATGGCAGATTTTCAGCCTACGATATACGGAACATATGATGGGGTAATTCGTTACAATTCAGTTCGGCTTGCTTTCATAGGGGGTGTGTACGGTGGTTAATTATAAATATGGCGACTTGTTCAAAAAAGATACGGTCGATAAGCAGTTATCCATCGTATCTGATGACGGAAAAATCAATATCACAAATACAGAGCTACACCAAGAAAAATTCGAATTGACCGAAAGTTTGTGTTCGGAACAGGAATTGACGTTTGGTTCGTGTGAAGCTGCCATGATTAAATTTACCGTCTCAAACACATTTCTACCAATGAAAGGCAAATGGCTGACAGTAAGAATGTCACTTGATGGTCACACGGATGCGGCGTTTCAGTTCGGGAGATACAAGGTTGATTCTGACACACCTACGGCAGATAGAACATGCCGTGAAGTTATCGCCTATGACGCGTTGTACGATGTTTTAACAGCTGATGTGGCAGCATGGTACAACACTGTATTTCCGTCGCACGAGGAACAGAAAACAGATGAAGATGGCACAATCACGACCGTTACAGTTTATGATCCGGTCACTATGAAGCAGTTCCGGGACAGTTTTTTCAAGCATTTCGGAATCGAACAGGCGAACATCACACTCATTAATGACAATATGTCAATTGAGAAAACCGTGGCGGTCACAGCATCCGGTGAGACAAGTTCTGATACAGAGGAATCGAGCACCATAGGCGAATCTATGAGCGGCAAGGAAGTGTTGTCCTGCATCTGTGAGATTAACGGCTGCATGGGGCACATGGGGCGTGATGGAACGTTCCATTATATTTATCTGGAACAGGAAATACAGGGGTTGTATCCGAGAAACGATCTTTATCCGGCAGATGATTTGTTCCCAAGAGATCCGAAAAGCAACCGTATCGGGAAGGATTTATATATAACGGCTGAGTATGAAGATTTTCTTGTTAAAACAATCAATAAGTTACAGATCCGGGAGCAGAAGAATGATATCGGTGTGATTGTGGGTACTGGAGACAATGCTTATGTGATCGAGGATAATTTTCTTGTCTATGGTAAAGGAACGAAAGAATTAAAAGGCATTGCAAACAATGTTCTTTCAAAGATCAGGGGGATTGTTTATCGCCCGTTTACGGCAGACTGCAAAGGAAATCCATGTCTTGAGGTCGGGGATGCAGTGCGGCTGCCGACAAAATACGAACTGATCGAATCTTATATTTTCAAAAGAACTTTGAAAGGTATACAGGCTTTAAGGGATGATCTGGAAGCGGACGGGGAAGAGTACCGGACGAGTAAAGCGAATGGAATACAGAGAAGTATTTTGCAGCTTAAGGGAAAAAGCAATGTATTAGAGCGGTCGATTGAAAAGACACAGAGCACGATAACGGATGTCAAAGAGGGATTGCAGTCACAGATCACGCAAACTGCAACCGAAATTCGCACAGAAGTTAAAAATACAACGGATAGTTTATCATCAAGAATCACGCAAAATGCGGACAGCATTACAGCAGAAGTAAAAAGAGCACAGGGGCAGGAAGTTGAACTTGCAGCAGCTATTAAAATTAATGAGGACAAGATTACAGCGGAAGTTACGAGAGCAAGCAAAGCAGAGGGCGATTTGTCCGGAAAGATAGAGGTGACCGCAACTAAGATACGGTCAGAAGTCAGTGCTTCTTTAACAGTATGGGATACCGAAGATTATGACGTTACACATTGTGGTTTCGGGAATCCACAAGATACATACCCTGCATCTTCGTATTATTCTGGACACAGTTTTTTGGATCAGAATACTGGAAAGTTTTATGGTTGCGAACCAGATGGTGGAATAAGCAGTGGAAAATACAAATGGACTCTGATAAAGAAATTTAAGCAGCTTTCATCGAGTGCGTCCAGTACGATTACGCAGTCATCAAAGCAGATCAGCTTGAAAGTATCAAAAGACAGCGTCATTTCAGAAATCAACCAGTCAGCCGAGGGTATCAAAATTAAAGCAAAACTGCTTGAATTAAAAGGTTCTATGGAAATGACCGGGGGATATATGCATATTCAAACGGAAGAGTCTGTAGAAAACCTTATTGAATTTAAACGCAGTGGAACACTTGTACAGATGGGAACGGATGGATTTCGAACAGTGGAAGGGACGCTTGAAAGTCCTGTTCATAAATGTACGGTTCAATATAATCAGGTTTCATTGCATAAAGGCGCAAACGATAATGACCACATGATGATCCATTTAGACGGAGATACCGGAGTAGGTGGATTCAGAGGTGGAGTAATTAATGGATCTGACAAAAGAATAAAAAACACAATTTTAGATTTAAGCAAAAAGCAATCATCTGAGTTTATTTATTCTTTAAGAGCAAAATCGTATCGTTATAATTTCGAAAAGTATGGATTTCATCATGGCTTTATAGCACAGGATGTTTTGGAAAGTGTGGAAGAAGGATGGAATATTTGCCCTCAAATTTTCTCAAACGGTAACGGAGAAAAGTATTACGGACTGAATTATACAGAGCTGATCGCTGATCTGGTTGCAACAGTGCAGTTGCAGCATGAAGAGATAGAACAGTTAAAGGAAAAGGTGGAAAATCTATGATAAATGCAAAAATCCGGGAATTTGAAAACGACATTATCAATTATGTAAATTTGTGCGAGGATGTTCCAATCGAAGCTAAGTACCTGGTGTTTAAGGATATTCTGCAGCAGATCAAGGAAGAGGCAAACAGGCAGGTTACAGTAGAGCGGGAACAAATGAAGCTTGATTCGGAAAGGGAGAGTGAGGACCATGAATAAAGCGCATAGTGCTATTAATTGGGAGAATTACCCGAGTGATGAAACACCGCTTAATGAAAGCAATCTTAACAAAATGGACGCAGCCATTGGCGTTATTGATGATCGTGTAATCACTCTCGATACCACAAAAGCCACGAAAACAGAAGTGGCTACCCTTGTTGCAGACGTGACCTTTGAGGAATCGACCGGAATCATTACGATCACAAAAAAGAACGGTTCTAAGATTACGATTGATACACAGATGGAGAAAATCGCAATCAACTTCGTTTATAACCCGACCACACAGCAGATTATCCTGACTCTGATTGATGGCACGAAACAGTACATAGACCTGTCGGCACTGATTACACAGTATGAGTTCCTTGATTCTGATACGGTAGCTTTTTATATTGATAAGGATGGAAAAGTGTCTGCCATCGTCAAAGAGGGAAGCATTGAGGAAAAGCATTTAGAGCCTAACTATCTTGCGAAAATCAAAGTGGAAGTGGCAAAAGCGGAGTCCAGTATGAAAAATGCTGCAATGTCTGAAATAAATGCCAAAGCAAGTGAGGATGCCGCAAAAGCCAGTGAAACAGCGGCAAAAACATCCGAAACCAATGCCAAAGCGTCAGAGACAGCAGCGGCGAAGTCAGCCACGGCGGCAGCAATATCCGAGACTAACGCAAAAGCCAGTGAGACATCCGCCAGTCAGTATGCAGCCACAGCCACAAGTGAAGCGGCATCTGCCAGTCAGTCAGCCAGTACCGCCACAGATAAAGCCAATATTGCAACGCAGAAAGCAACAGAGATCATCGGTAAAGCCGAATCTGCAGCAGATAGCGCAACCAAGGCACAGAGTTATGCTGTTGGTGGTACAGGAAGCAGAGAGGGCGAGGATTCTGACAATGCCAAGTATTACTATCAGCAGGCAAAAGACATATCAGAAGGACTTAAAGGTGGATTGCAGCCACATGGAACGGTAGCTTTTGCAGATTTACCGGCACTTTCAAATGTTAATGCAGGCTGGATGTACAATGTTTCAGATGAATTTACCACTACGGATGAATTTAAAGAAGGAGCCGGTAACGTCATTCCTGCTGGTGCGAATATCTATAAAACATCGGATGAAAAGTGGGACGTGCTTGCCGGTACGCCTGTGACGGGGGTTAAGGGCGCAAAAGAAGCATCCTATCGGCGAGGAAATGTCAATCTCACTCCAGCAAACATTGGGGCAGTAGCGACGGGTGGAGATACAGCGAACAATATCGTATCATTTACGAGCAGTGATGTGGCAGACGGATTAGCGTCAGCGTGGACGACTGTATCAAAATTATCAAGCGGTGAAAAACACTCTTCAATTTTTGCGAAGGTGTCACAGATGTTCAAAAATGTGCGGTATCTCTATAAAATGCTTGGAACGACGGATATTTCTAAGATTGGGAATGGGACATGCACGGGAGCGATATCATCGTTAAACGACGGTTTAGCAAATAAGTCGTATATAAAAATTATAAAAGATGACTGGTCTGGACTTATGGGGTCTCTTACACCAATGTTCGATACTGGCGACAAAGTAATTAATCTGATCGCACATAATGAACTTGACGACACCTATCCTGCTGTACGTGTTGGTCGGGCTGATGCAGATCACGATGGTAATAACATTTCAGACACATATTTAAAAAAGGCGGATGCCAAAAATAATGTATCTAGCTTATCCAATACTATGACAAATTATAATGACCAGACTCCTGTCGTGCAGTATTTCACTGTCCCGGATGATGGGTATTATCTTATTACAGGTCTTGTCACTTTCAGTTCAAACGCAAATGGGTTTCGTGAAGTTTTTATAACAAATACAACATCTAACTATGTCATGGGACGAGTCAGAGTTCCTGCGGTATCCGGCGGTGCAGTAACTTTACAGGTAACGAGTGGTGGCACTTTCGGACCGGGACAGACTGGTACACTCAGTACTTATCAGAACTCAGGTTCAAATCTTAATGTGCAGGAATGGTTAAGTATGGTAAAGATCGCGCCTAAACTGTAAAATTTAAGGATTTTTAACTTCTGTTTTACGAATAAAGCGGACAACTTGGCACAAAAGAAAACTTGTGCAGAAATATAATAAAATCAAGAGCCTAAGAGCCGATTACATGACCATGTGTTGTGTAGCCGGCTCTTTTGCATAAAGCCTGCGGGCAGAAAGGGAAATTATGCACTTAAAATTCATCACAGATAACTGGCAGATGCATAATTTTCAACCAGTAATTAATTTTTTAACAGAATTTAAACTAATCAATCGACATTCTTTGACAACAAGAAATTTACCTGTCGAAACTTGCGACCGAAAGAAATTGAATGTTTGCGGGAAAATTTGTAAAATAAAATTGTCCGATAAGGGCACTTCAAGTTCTGGCTGAGGGGCGGGATAAGGCGTTTTCTTGTCCCTCAACTACAAACGAGTTTGTAATTTGTAGCAATTTGTCAAATGGGGTTGACGATATCGAACATAAGTTCTATAATTTGTGTATCGCTATCGGAAGTGCGGAATGATTGGAGGAAATCAATATGGGGGAAAACGAGTGCAATGAGGAAACAGCGTTTTACAAGGAAAAAATAACTGAAATGGTCGTTAAGTGCGACAACGAGCGATTTTTGAAATTTTTATATAACACAATACTTTCATTCAAAAAAAAGTGGGGCATTTAGTGCCCCTCTTTTTCATGCCAATAGGTTATATTGTCAAATATAGTCTGTCGATGTTCTTTGCTAAGTTCCATTAGCATTTTCAAATTATCTAGCAATTCATTATCCGACATAAGGTCTGGAAGAATATCTGGTGCGTTTTCTAAATTATCTTCCCAACCCATTAAATAAGATGGAGAAACTTCAAGAACTTTCCCAATAATTTCTATTTTATCACTTGGAATATTAGTAATAATGTTGTTTTCATATTTATATAGTGTTTGCTTTGAAACTTTTATTTTCTCTGCAAGCTCTACTTGTGAAATACCTAAAAGCTCTCTCTGCTTTTTTATCCTATCTCCGATTGTCATTTGAGTTTCCCTCCTTTCCTATTGGTAACTTTATTATAGCACAAAAAAGTTACTCGTCAAGAAAAAAATAACTTGACAAGTTACCAAAATGGAATATAATGAAAGTAACTTCAAAAGTTACGAAGTTAGAAAGGAGTAGTAAGATGGTTGATACAAACAAACTTCGCGGCGTTATTGCTGAAAATGGCAAAACACAGGCTGATGTTGCGGAAATGATTGGAGTTACGCCAAAAACATTTTATATGAGAATGAGTAAGGGCGTTTTTGGAAGTGACGAAATTCAGGTTATGATTGATAATCTTCACATCCAAAATCCAATGGATATTTTTTTTGCAAAGAAAGTAACTTAAGGAGTTACTGGAAAGGAGAAATGCAGTGAAAATTTTAAAAGAAATGCTCAATACGTTAAAGAGTATTGACGGTACACTAAAACGCATTGAGCAGTCTGTTTCAGAGGAGAAACAGCATGAAGTGATAAAAGAAGCTGTTTCTCATGCAATGGTTGGAGAAAGGTACGAACCTACTCCGAAAGATTTTTGACAGCAAAATCGTATGCCGCTTTTAAATACAGAACTTCTTCGGATGACATTTCTGTATTTCCGCAAAGTGGAGCTTCGCGTTTGTCAATTTCATATTCTGAAAGTTTTGAACTGGCATATGTGACAGCTAAGTCATGAATTGTCTTTTCAATCATTTTAGCACCTCCCTTATTTGATGATAAGGGAATTATAACACGGAAAGGAGTTGGAGGAAACGGAAGAGTTAAAACAAGCAAAAATGCAGACACCCATTGAGATTGCGCTTGGTGTTGATGAAAACGGAATGACCACCGCAAGAAAGCTGTATGCGTTCTTGGAATTGGCACAGGGACAGTTTTCAAGATGGGCGAAATCAAACATTGTTGATAATGAATTTGCCACTGAAAATGAGGATTACTGGGGGTTCGACATCAATGTCGAGGGTAACAAAACGCAGGATTACAAAATCACAGCCCATTTTGCAAAGAAACTTTCTATGAAAGGGAATGGAGCGAAAGCAGAAGAGGCACGAGATTATTTCACGACCTTGGAAGAGCGTGTGAAACAAAAGGTAATCGACCTCAATCAGTTATCACCAGAGTTGCAGATGTTCCAGAAGATTTTCAATTCTGTAGCAGAACAGCAGTTAGAACAGAAACGGCAGGCAGAGCAGTTAAACCATGTGGAACAAAGAGTTGAGAGCATCCGAGAAGTGGTTGCACTCGATACAACATCATGGCGTGATGATACTGGAAATATTTTAAGAAAAATCAGCATGGAACTTGGCGGTGGACAGGCATACAGCCAAGTAAGAGCCGAAAGCTACGAACTGTTGTCAAAGCGAATGGGTGTAAATCTGAAACAGCGCTTAACCAATAAGCGCAGAAGAATGGCTGACGAGGGCATCTGTAAATCAGCAAGAGACAAATTATCCTACGTGGATATTATTGCAGAGGATAAGAAACTGATTGAGGGATATACAGCCATTGTAAAAGAAATGGCAATCAGATACGGAGTTGGAAAGGATTAACAGGAGGTATTCATGGATAGACAAATGAACATTGCTTTAAGAAAGACATTAGATCAGATTGGCGTAAAACATAGCCTTAAGGGTTACGGTTACATAATAAGTGCGGTTGAGAAATGTCTTGAAAACAGAAGTAAACTTGTCGGCATTATTAAAGGACTCTATACTGAAATCGCAGAAGAAAACAGCGATACAGTCTGGAGAGTAGAAAGATCAATCCGGCACGCGATAGAAGTTACTTGGACAAATGGCAATACAAATGCGATCAACAAAATTTTTGGCTATACGGTTTCAGTGGAAAAAGGAAAACCGACAAATTCAGAGTTTATCGCATTAATAACAGATTTTGTTTCCTTGTATGGTGATGAGATTGCCAATGGTTCCTATAAGTGGTAGGAGTGAGGTGTCTATGAAGAAATTAGCAAAGGTAATTGAAATGATAGGCACCGTTGTTTTTCTGTTTTGCATCTGCATTGATGCAACGGAGTATCCGGTTACTGCCATACCTGTATTGATTGGATTGCTTCTTATTTATATAGGAACAAAAATAGATGGGGAGTGGCAGGAGTATACAGAAGAGATCGTAGATTACGATTACAGAAGTGAGTCTGATGACGATGACGGTATTACCTATATCACATTTGACACAGATTACAGCAAAGAAAAAGAAAAGGAATCATCCCAACCGACCAAAGCAGAATGATTCCAGTTCAAGCAATAGCATAAGCTATTTGCGCCTATTTTAGCACGAGAAAAGAGGAAAATCAAATATGGATGAAAAAATGAAAAACAATAATGTTTTACTTACCGGGAAAATTGTTTCCGAACCGGAGTTTAGTTATGAAGTATATGGAGAACAGTTTTTCAATCTGTTTCTCGAAGTAAAAAGAATCAGCGGTGTTGCAGATATAGTTCCGTTGACCATTTCAGAGAGATTATTCAACCTCGAAGACAAATGTACAGGAACCGTGGTTAGAGTTTCTGGACAGTTCCGATCATTCAACAAGCATGAGGAAAACAAAAACCGTTTAGTGTTGTCTGTTTTTGTCAGAGAGATTGAAAGAGTTGTGAATGACTACGACGAAGAAAACGAGATTGAGATTGACGGATTTGTATGTAAGAATCCGGCATATCGTAAGACACCGCTTGGTAGAGAGATCGCAGATATTTTGTTTGCTGTAAATCGTTCCTATGGCAAATCAGATTATATCCCATGCATTGTCTGGGGCAGAAATGCGGTGTATACATCTGGACTTCCGGTTGGAACGCATTTGAAACTTACCGGACGCATTCAGAGCCGTGGGTATGTAAAGATGCACGAAGACGGGACGGAAGAGCAGAGAACAGCATATGAGGTGTCTGTAAGCAAAATTAATGTATTAGAGGAGGAAAATTAAGATGGCAGAAAATATGATTACAATTCCGGTAGAGGAATATGCAGATTTGATCGCAAGCAGGACAAAGTTACATACAGCCTGCAAATTGATAGCAAACGAGCACAGGAAAGATGTTGAGTTGTTTGGTTCAAAGTCAACATCAATCAATTCAGAGTTGATCGAAACTGCGCTCGGATATGTTGAAGATAAAACATCTCTGGATGCAGCATTTAAGAAATATAGAGAGAAAAAGGAGCGTGAAGCAGAATGAGAATGATTTTAAAGTCGTTACATCTTGAAAATTTCAAAGGTGTAAAGGATAAGACATACGAATTCGGAAAGACAACAAGGGTTTCCGGCATGAACCGGAGAGGAAAGACCACAATCGGGGCGGCGTGGTACTGGCTGATGTCTGATAAGAACTATGAACTTGTAAGTAACCCAAACATTAGACCGGACAATATAGAAGATTGCATTCCAACCGTTACTGCAGATGTTGATGTGGACGGAAAAGAGATTACTCTTTCCAAGATGCAGAAACGCGAAGTCGGAAAGCCGGATGCAAATGGAGTTTCAAAAGTTACGATCACAAATACATATGAGATTAATTCTGTGCCTAAGACAGAACGTGATTTTAAGGCATATCTGGAAGAATTAGGGTTTGATTTTGGCAAATTTCTCATTTGTTCACACCCGAATGTATTTACAAAAGACTTGTCGTTGAAGAAAAAGCAGGACGAAATGAGAAAATCATTATTCGCTATGGCAAGCGAAAAAACAGATTTAGAGATTGCGCAAATGAATAAAGAAACTGCGGATGTTGCCAAATTGCTTGAATCCTACAAATTTGAAGAGATTGAAGCCATGAACAATGCTTCCAAGAAGAAAGCAGTTGAACAGTTAGATGCGATTCCTAATCAGATTATCGGTCTGGAGAAAGCAAAGGTTGATATTGATGTGGCGGAGCAGGAGTTGGCAAAGGCTGATCTGGCAAGAAAGATTGCGGAGATAGACGGTAAGATTGCAAATACCGGAAGTACCATTGGAGATTTGAGAAGCAGAGAAATGCAGTTGCAGTTCGACATGTCCGGCATGGAACAGACGATGAATCGCGAGTTATCAAACAAAAGAAGCATCATGGATGCTGAATTGCGTGATTGTAAAAATGAGTTAGAACATTTTGCGGTTACGATTTCTTTGAAAGAGAAACAGATTTCTGATAACGAAAAAGCTATCATTGATGCGGATGCAGAGCGGAAGAAACTGGGCGAACAGTATAATTTCGAGAAAGCCAAGGCATTTGATGAAACCCCGTATCTCTTTGATGAATCCAAGTGGATATTCGATGAATCTACAACGGTTTGTTCCTTATGCGGTCAGAAGTTGCCAGCTGATAAGATCGAGCAGTTGAAGACTGATTTTGAAGAAAGAAAGACAAAAGCCAAGGCAGATGCAAAGCGGAAACTAAATGATTCAAAAAGTGACTTTATTACCCAGAAAGAATCCAACTTGGAAAAAATCAAGGCAGATGGGTTTGCGAAGAAAAATCTTATCGAGGAACTGACAAAGAAAAATGCTGATCTGCAAATGGAAATAGATTCCTTAAAGAAACAGGAGCAGGGGACTTTTACGAATAAAGAGGAACTTTGCAAACTGTTATCTGAGATCCCAGAAGAAGCTGACTATTCGCAGAATGAGGAATATGCGAAGCTGAAAGCTGAACATGATAAGATTCTTGCCAAAATCGAAAAGTTGGAATCAGAGGGCGCAGACAGTGTCGTTGGTGAACTGAAAGCCGAGAAATCAGATTTGCAGTCACAGCTTGATGAAGTGAATAAGATTATCGCACAGGCTGAAAATAATATCCGCATTGATGAGCAGATTGCAGATATGCAACAGAAACAACGCGAATATGGACAAGCAAAGGCAGATGCCGAGAGGATTCTTTATCAGCTCAAAGAAGTTTCAAAACGAAAGAATAAGCTGCTTGTTGAAGAAATCAATCAGCATTTCGGTATTGTACGTTGGAAGTTGTTCGATTTCCAGAAGAACGGAGAATATAAGGAAGTTTGTATTCCTACGGTACTTGATGAAGAAACCGGCATTTATAAGGTATTCGGAGATACGACAAACACTGGCAGAGAAATTGAAGCAAAGTTGGATATTTGCAACAGTTTTCAGAAGTTCTTTGATATGTATGTCCCAATCTTCCTTGACGGTGCAGAAAGTATCAATGACGAATATGTACCGGCTGTTGATACGCAGTTAATTCTTCTTACAGTATCAGAGGACAAGCAGTTGAAAGTGGAGGGCGTGTAAATGTCAAGAGTAGGAATTGGAAACAACGTCACGCAGCCGGATGCACGGTGTATGTCATGCAAGCGTTGGAAGAGTGCAAGTAAGAGAGGATTCTTTGGTTTTGCGGAATCCGGACATTGTTCTCTTCCGTATTGTGAGAGAGACGCAAAAAATAAAGGAAAGAGAGGTCGTGTACATGGATGATATTGAAAAGTTGAAGGCTGAAAACTCGGATTTGCGAACAAAGGTAGACGAACTTAATAGTAAAAAATATTGCCTTGAAGGAGAACTTAGAAAAGCCACAGAAACAAACGAACGACTTTTGCGGATTGTTGAGAATTTGTCAAAGGGACATTAAAAAAGGAGGGTTACGATGCAGTATATCAAAGCAAAATTTCCAAACAGCACCAGAAGTTATACATACCGCACCGAGGATAATGTAAAAGCCGGTGACATGGTTGTAAATGCCAAGGGTGCAAAGCTGACGGTTACGGATGAAACCGTGGATATGAAGTGGGTGGAAACATACGGTGCTGATAAGGTGGCAGTTGTGAAGAAGTGTGATGAACCGGAAAGCGGTGGTGACGATGAGAGTTAATCCATGTAGATATTGTGCATTGTCTGTAAACCTTAATGGAAAGCATTGTTCAAGGTATTCTTCCGAAGAGTGCGCAAAATGCGAGAACATTCAAAAACACAGGGAATACCTTTTAAGTCAGCGAAAATTCGCAGAGGGTGAGCAGATTACAAGCATTGAGGAACTTTTGAAACAGGAATGGGTAATGTGGTATCACAGTACAAAGCACATAGAGGTTTTCAAGAATATGCAACTCAATCTTGTTTTGAAATTTCTTAAAAATGGAGCATTTAAAAAAGCAATAAGGAAAGAAAGTGAGGAAAAATAATTATGGCAGAGAACACAGCAGTAGCAAAGGCAGAGGAAAAGAAAGAGGTTACGCACAGCAACAAAGTTACAGATTACAGTCTTGGAATTTTCGGAACATCAGATAATTTCATCATGGCAATGCAGATGGCAAAGGCACTGGCAAGTTCCACAATCGTTCCGCAGACATTCCAGAAGAACGATGCGAACTGTCTGATTGCCATTGAACAGGCACAGCGGTTAAGAGTTAGTCCACTTATGGTCATGCAGAATCTGTATGTTATTCAGGGCAGACCGAGTTGGAGCAGTAAATTTCTGATTGCCGCAATCAATAATTCCGAAAAATTTGATATGGAATTGCAGTTTGACGAAGCAAAGGACAAGAACGGCAAGCCATTCTCATGTACGGCTTGGACTATGAAAAATGGTCGCAGGGTTGAGGGCATGGAAGTAAATATGGATATGGCAAAAGACGAGGGTTGGCTTGGCAAGAACGGTAGTAAGTGGAAAACCATGCCACAGTTAATGCTTCGTTACAGAGCGGCATCTTTCTTCTCCAGTCTGAATTGTCCGGAACTGACAATGGGACTGTATACGAAAGAGGAAATGCAGGACAACGATTTCAAGGAATATCCGATGGAAGATTTACAGGAACAGGTTAAGCATGAAATATCTGAAAACGCAAACACAGAGGATTTCCCTGTTGAGCCGGAAGTTGCAGAAACTGTTGAAGAGCCAAAGATGGCAGAAACACCGGAGAAAGTAGATGTAGAAATTTGTGAAGATGCTGACGTGCCGGATTTCTTGAAGTAGGAGGTTGCTATGAACTTTCCGAAATCTGAACTGAGTAAGCATGAAGCATTGCAATTATGGAGTACATGCCATTCGGAATATGCCAAAGAGCAAATAATTCTTTTGAACTACGGCATTGTTTTTTCAGTTATGCAGAAGTTAAGTATTCCGGTATCGGACGAGGATATGTTTCAGACAGGAATTATTGGTTTGTTAAAGGCTATAAATACTTTTGATTTTTCAAAAGGTTATCAATTTTCAACGTATGCTTTTCCTGTTGTAAGAAATGAAATACTTTTGTCATTCCGAAAAAGCAAAAAATCCGTAAAAGCAGCATTTTCATTAGATGATAATGTGGATATAGGAAATGGCGAAAGCGTTTCTTATGCTGAAATGATAGCAGATCGTAATGATTATGAAGAAAATACAGTTAATTCCATGCTTGCTCAACAGATTTTTGAGAAATTGAGTCCAAGAGAAAAACGTATTTTTATTATGTTTTTTGTGTACGGAAAAACACAATGCGAAATATCCGAAAGACTTGAAATTTCGCGGGGAACGGTTTCCAGAATTATTAAAGGCATGGGGAAAACAAAGAAGAAAGGCAGGAAAAAATATGAGGGTAATTAGCCAGGACGGCACGATTGATTTGCCGTATGAACAGGTAATTATTCAGTGCTTTAAGAAAAATATCTACTTTCTGAATAAGAACCTTATCGGGGTAGAACAGCTTATTTGTGACAGGGTTGTTGCTAAATATTCCACGGAAGAAAAGGCAAAGAAAGCTATGGAAATGCTTAGAATTGCGTATACAGGAAGTATTGCCATGTTTCAGAACGTTGAGCCTACAGAAGAAGTTAATGAAGTATTCAAAAAATGCAATACACAGGTCATATATGCAAGCCTTGAAAATCAGCCATCGGAAATTAAATTTGAGAATCATCAGAATTTTTATTTCCAGTTTCCGACAGAGGAAGAATTGGAGTAGCCTATGGTTCACGTTTCATTTGACTTGGTGGATGAGTTTGTTCCAAGAGTTCCAAAACAGCGGTGCGAGGGCGAAAACAACACGATTAAACGGATATGCGTAGCACCAAGCATAATTGAAGCCTTGAACGCAATACCGCAAGCCGGGTTAGTGGTACGGAATATGAAATCGCTTGGCTTGCCGGTAATCATCCATTGCTACTATCTGAAAGCTGACAAGGTCATGAGTAATGATGAAGTTCAGAAATATGTGCCGGATGCGGAATTTACTGGGGAAATGTGGATATTGGAAAAACCCAAAGCTGTGAACCGTATTGATTACGAGATTACGGACTGCATTGTCAAACAGGGCGTAGATGTTTTTGGTAACGAACAGTTTGAGGTACGGCTTCCAGAGATTGAGCGAATCAAACATCAATCCAATATTGATAATTTTTTCAAGGTTTTTTGTCATAATCCGAATGAAAGAAAAATGAGAGAAATATTTGAAAAGCAAAGTTACAGAAAAGTTCTAGCGAATTTTGATGATGAGATTATCGAGAAAGCGAAGGGAGTGATTGAAAATAAAGCTTAAAGTTTTAGGTTCCGGCTCGTCCGGTAACTCATACGCCTTAATTGCCGACAATGGAGAAATCCTTGCAATCGAAGCCGGATGCAAATTTATGGACTTCAAGATAATGATTGATTGGAAAATCTCTGATGTTGTTGGATGTATTGTGAGCCACGAACACGGAGACCATGCACGCTACATAAAAGATTTCATGCAATCTGGTATCCCGGTGTATACAGCCTTTGAAACGCAATCAGCATTGGAAACCATAACCGGAGAACGTACAATAGCCATTCCACCACGCACAGCACGGCAAATCGGCAGTTTTTCGGTAACACCGTTCAATGTGCCGCATGACACAGAAATTGAGTGCTACGGCTATTTAATCAAGCATGAGGAAATGGGGCAGTTGTTGTTTATGACTGACTTGGAATACTGCAAGTACAATTTTTCAAAGCTAAACATTGAGCATATCATGGTGGAAGCTAACTACGATATGCAGTTTGTGAACCGAGAAGAGCCAAATTACGAGCACAGATTAAGAGGTCACATGAGCCTGCCAACGGCGCTTAAATTTATTTCTACTAACGATAATCCGGCATTGCGAAATGTCGTTCTAATTCACTTATCAGATAAAAGCGGAGATCCCGCACTATTCAAACAAAAGACAGAAGTAACAGTTAAATACGGAGCAAATGTTTATATAGCGGAAAAAGGATTGGAAGTTGATATGAACCTTTGCCCGTTCTGATGGTTGCAACACCTTGGAGCAATCCTAAAAGAAACCCATTCATGCGGTATCTGAAATTTTGGCAAGGAATTTAATATATCACGACTAAATCGTAAGCCATGAGATACCTTTGGCGGTTGCTAAAAGTGACCGCCAGAAAGGAGAATACGTGTTAATAATTGAGGATAAAGGACAGAAAGAGGGCTTGCATATCCTTAAGAATAGATATTTCAAAAGCCACGATATGGAAGTCTTGCGTGCACCATTGCCGGTTGGAGATTACATAATTGCCACAGACAAGGTAGCGGATGTTATCCATAGAAAATCAGCTAGAAAAATGGAACTTAAAAAGATGGATTTTCTTGGCACATATGATGTTTCCGTTGACACGAAAAAGGACATGCAGGAAATTGTAGGGAATATCTGTGGAAAAGCACATCCGAGATTCCGTGACGAGTGTATTTTGGCGCAGAACAACGGAATTAAGCTATATGTGCTTATTGAAAATACAGACAAGGTGTATTCCGTCAATGATGTATTTACATGGCATAATCCTCGAGTGGACCGGTATAACAATATTGCATATATGCACACACTTGGAAAATTGCTGAATGTATCGCTACCGAAAACAAAGCCGACATCTGGCAAGGTATTGGCAAAAGCTATGTTGACAATGCAACTTAAGTATGGCGTTGAGTTCGTATTTTGTCGCCCGGAAGATGCTGGGGCAAAGGTTATTGAATTGCTTGGAGGTAGTGAAAATGGCGGAGAATAAGCGGTATTACTGGCTTAAACTGATGGATGATTTCTTTGATAGCAAACGAATCAAAAAACTCCGAAAGATGGCTGGTGGCGATACATATACGATCATCTATCTTAAGATGCAGTTGTTGTCGTTGAAAAAAGGTGGCTATCTGGAATATTCCGGATTGGAAGATGAATTTTACAAAGAGATCGCCCTTGATATTGACGAGGACGAAATCAATGTTCAAGTTACGATTCAGTATCTTCTTTCCTGCGGATTGATCCAGACAGTCGACAATATCGAGTATCTTATGCCTTTTGTGCAAGATAACCTAGGAAGCGAGACGGCAAGCACTCGTAGAAGTCGTAAATCTAGGGAAAATGCACAAAAAGCGTTGCAATGCAACAGTGGAACAACGGAGTGCAACATTTTGCAACAAAATTGCAATGTAGAGATAGATATAGAGAAAGATATAGATACAGATATAGAGATAGAGAAAGAAAATACAAAAGAAAGCATACTTGATTTGGACTTTGACGCGGAATGGGGATGGGAATACACGATCAATGCATATCCAAAGAAAACGTCGTTAACGTCTGCCAAGGTAGCATGGATGGACAAGATTTTAGAAGTTATCGAACCGAACAGAAAAGCCGTTGCAAAGCTGATATATGAGGCTACAGTGGCATATGTTACTGACTATATAGAGAAGAATCCGGATGATACGAATTATCGCTACATACCAAAATACGGAGACTGGCTGAAAGAGGATTGCGATTACTGGATTCGCCAAGTAGAGAAACGAAAGCAAGGTGAGGACAGTTGACAGAAGCAGAAATTGGAGTGATCGGATGTGTATTGATTGACAATGATTCCATGTACAAGATTTACAACAAATTGAAGCCGGAAATGTTCAGCTCTGAATTTTGTCAAGATGCTTTTGCTGAAATGCTTGCCATGTATGATCGTGGAGAAAACATTAATGTCGTTTCACTGTCTCAGACACTTGAAAACCACAAATGGGAGCCGGAAATAATTGCAAGCGAATTGAAAGAATGCATATCTGTTACCCCAGTCTCAACGGCAATAAAAAGTTATGCGGATGCAGTTGTTAAAGATTGGCGAGCAAGAGAAACAAAAAAAATTTTTCAAGGAGTGAGCCTTAGACCGTGTGATATTGACAATTCTATAGCTGAAGTTCTCACGAAACTCGAAGAAATCCAAGAAAACAAAACCGTTCACTCAAAAACTATGAAGCAGATTGTTGCAGAAAATAAAGGGAATTATTTCAATGAGCATGTAGGCGAGGGATTGATAAAAACTGGATTTTATCGAACAGATGATTGCCTTGGCGGCTTGGAAGGCGGAGACGTTACTGTAATTGGCGCAAGACCGGGAGTTGGAAAATCTGCAATCGTTACGCAAATAATCGGGCAGATGGCAGAAAAGGGTTATAACATTGGCTACTATAACCTTGAAATGAACGAATCACAGGTGTATGAGCGTTTCGTTTCTCGAATGTCTGAAATCGGTCTAACAAGGGTTCGCCGGGCAAAGGCTTTTCTTGGTGGGGAGAAAGAAGCATTCGACAAGGCGAATGAAACACTTTCCGGGTATAGCATCACTATTTCAACCGGCGCGAAGTCGGTAAGTGAAATCCGGGCAGAATGCAGGCACCAAAGATATGATGTGATCGTGATTGACTACTTGCAGTTAATCAAGGCTGATCGAAGATTCGGTAACCGTGCATCCGAGGTCGGAGATATTTCAAAAGCTATCAAAGCCTTGGCTATGGAACTGCATGTGCCAATTATCGTACTGTCTCAGCTTAATCGAATATCAGAGATGAGAGAAACAAAAGAGCCAACTATGGCAGAATTGAGAGAATCCGGAGACGTTGAGCAGGATGCATCAAACATTATCTTGTTATGGAATCTTGATGAAGATGGTAAATATAAGGGATGGAAAATTGAAAAACAAAGGCAGGGAACGCATTTAAAAGAAGTTCTCCAATTTGACGGCGATCACATGAGATTCATTGAGCGAACCGAAACCATTGAACAGATTCAAGCACGGATGCGACAGAAAGACGATTTCCGAGAAGTATGTGGCAGCACACCATTTGATTAAAAGGTGAATGATTATGGCAAGTAAGAAATTTGAAAAAGGTTCCGAAGAATGGCAGTTTTTTAATGACTATTATAAATTCCGGCAGCAGTTTTATGAAGCTGATAACGAAGATGAGTGGTTCCAAGGAATGATGGAAGCAGGGGAAATGCTAATTGAAAAATATGCACGGACAAATATATCAAAATATGTTCAAAGTCTTGTATTTAGCCATTTTGAGGATGTAGAGAGGAGATGGAAGAGCAAATGAGTAATGTACTGGCAAGAAAGAAAAAGCGGATGCAGCCACTTGGATATTCCAAGAGTGAACTGATCGGAATACAGAGACACGCCAAGGCACAGAGTAATGCGGACTATTTGATTACAGAATCTTATTATAACGTTCGCATGATGGCATATCAGGCACTTCATGATATGTTTGGATTCGGTCAGAAAAGAATTATCAGAGTAGAACAGACGATTGAAACGTATTTAGGAGATTCCGAAAAGGATGGAATGTCAGCAGAAGAGCTTGGATATTTCATGAAAACAAAATGCGGTATTGATGTGCGGGAAGAAACCAATAAGATACCGTACCGTGAAAGTTTTTATCTGGTAGAGCGAAAGATCGCACCAAGCTGCATGATACAGGCAAATAAATTTTTACTGGCGCAGGTATTTAATTACTTTGCAATGTTGGGTGTCTGTTTGAAAACAAAGTTTAAGTTCTCTTCCAATCAGATCAGACAGGTGTATGAGAGAATCAGGTATCTGATTAACTGCATTGCTACCGGATATGAAACCATGACAGGAATTGCAAGTGTACTGGAGCATGAATGTAATTACATTGATAAGCGGTTTATTGGGAGAACATATGAAATATAGGAGGCATGGTTGATGGATAAGTTAATTGTGGAACTGCAGGATGGATATTTTGTGGAAATTGATGCGTTGAATCATGCATTGAGACAGAAATACACAGGACAGGATAAGGACGGAAACAAAAAAGAGTCCGTTCGTACAATCGGATATTTTGGAGACATGAAACAGTGCATTAAAGCTCTATTAGAGCGTTATCCGAGGGAGTTATCTGAAAAGGCACAGATTTCCTTTAGTGAATACTTAGAACTGTTGGATAAGGCTTATATGAGGTCAGAACAGCTTGTGAACAGAATCGGAAAGA